AGCAAACTTGACCACTCTTTCTGGATCTGGTTCTGGTGCAGTTGGTAGAGTCACTGTAAATGCTGGTGGTATTACTTCCTGTTTCATTACAAATGGTGGTACAGGGTATGCAGTTGGTGATGAACTTGGTATTGGCACCTTAGGTAGCACTTCTCTTGGTAGAAATGCAAGATTTAGTGTTGGAATCATTTCTGCAATCAATGCTCTCGTTCTAGATGGAGTTCAGGGACAATTTGTTACTGGAACTGCTGGAACAATGACTTATGTTGTTCAAGAAACTGGTGCTGTTGGAATTCTCACGGATATCTTTGCTAATAGTGCATCTGACAATACAAACTCTGATGGTTTACATTTAGATATCAGACATAGAAATCATGCTATGTATTCTGGTACAAATGGTGTTTCTATTAGCAACATCAAACCAGATATGAGACCTACAACTCTCAGTGCTGACATTGAAGCAACTGCTACTGGTAATATTGGACTCGCAAATACATCTAAGTTTGAAACCTTTGAAAATGTGGGTGTTGGAACCACAAACCCAGGATATGCAGTTATCGGAAATGAAATTGTTTCTTACACTGGGGTTACTGGTAATTCTCTCTCAGGAGTTACTAGAAATATTGACAGCAAAGGAACCTTTGCACACAATGCTGGTGATTTGATTGCTAAGTATGAATTAAATGGAGTTTCTCTCAGAAGAATCAACAGAGATCATACTCTCAGTGATGCAACTGTTGGAAATGCAAGAAAACTTGATTCTTATGCAATCAAGATCGACATGTCTGCTAATGGTATTGATCGATCTGTCAATACATCATTCCCCAAACTTGGATTTAATTCACCCAAGAAAGTTGGTGGTGATAATGTAACTAGTGGAAATAACATTCAGTTTGAAACTATCACACCAAATGTTCAGAATCTTACCTTTACGGGCACAACTTTAAATGCAAGCATCAGAACAATTAGTGCAACTAGTGTTGATGGTGGTGAACAATCATTCTCCGATCAGGGTTATGAATCTGTAACTCTTAACGAACCAAATGAACTTGATAGTCCAAGAATGATTGCATCTAAGAATAATGAAAACGTTCTTTTAGGCAATCTCCCTGGAAATAAATCATTCACTCTTGATCTTGAATTCTTCTCTGACAATTCTTTTGTTTCTCCTTTGGTTGACCTTGATAGAGTTCAAGCTATCCTTACTTCAAATAGAATGAATTCACCGGTATCTGACTTCTCACAAGATAGAAGAGTTACTGTTACCGGAGAGGATCCTAACTCCGCAATCTACATTACAAAGAGAGTTGATCTTGCAAATCCAGCAAACTCTATCAAAGTTCTTCTGGATGCTTACAGAGATCAAACTGCTGATATCAGAGTTCTGTATAAGATCTTTACCGATGACAGCAGCATTGATTCTGTACCATATAACTTGTTCCCAGGTTTCAATAATATAGATGACCTTGGCAATGTCATTGATGTTGCAAACAATGATGGCAGATCAAATGTGCTGGTTACACCTAGTGATCCGGGACAATTCAAAGAGTACGAATTCTTTGTTGATGACCTACCAGAATTTACTGGATTCCAATTGAAGATTGTCATGACTGGAACGAATCAAGCAAAACCACCTCGTATCAAGAATCTCCGTACTATTGCCGTAAGATAATGAAAGTTGAAGGGCATCCCAATCTTGAAAGGGACATGACGACAGGCGCTGTGCTGAATACAAATCACAACGCCTATCAAAATTATCTTTTGAGAAAACATCGACAAGATAAAGAATATCAAGAGATTCGTGACATGAAGAACGACATAAATTCTTTAAAGGAAGATATGTCAACTATTAAAGATCTTCTCCTCAAACTCTCAGAAAAATAATGGACGCTAGTTTTACCTTCGACCCCTCCTCTGGGGTTGCACAAGCAGTTAATCAAACTATATCAACCGGTGCTAGTTTTGCAGCGACTTACTCTGTAACAACTATCGGTGGCACAGCGTTTAATTTTACTGGTTATTCAGGTGCTGCGAGTTTAACTAAATCAGTAAGTATTGGATCTTCATTGTTTGCTCTAAGGACTTTTAGCGTTGGTCTTGGTACAACAGGTGTAAGTGAAAATTTGACTCTTGGTTTAGGAGCATCCATGACCAAAGGTCTTAGAGAGGGTAGATATAAGTATGATGTTTTGGTAAGTAGTGGAACCACGGTGTATAGAATTGTAGAGGGAGATGTGATGGTTCGAGCAGGAGTGACTTCCTCAGTCTAAATAACATAGGAGGACTCCTAATATGTCGAAGCCATCAAATCGTCAAGGTCTCATCGATTATTGCCTTAGGCAACTCGGTGCTCCTGTTCTGGAAATTAATATTGCAGATGAACAGATCGATGATCTAGTAGATGATGCGATTCAATACTATCAAGAAAGGCACTATGATGGTGTCTTACAAGTTCCGCTGAAATATAAAATTACTCAGGACGATATTGATAGAGGTAAAGCTCCAAATGGAGGAACCTCAGGCATTACAACTACAACAGTGAACAAGACTGTTGGAGTTTCAACTCAGTTTACTTTTCAAGAAAACGGTAACTATATTCCCTTACCTGATTCCATTATTGGAGTCAACAAAATTTTTAGATTTCCTGGCACTCAAACGATGTCAACGGGAATGTTTAATGTCAAATATCAGTTATTGATGAATGACGTTTATAATTATGGATCATTAGAACTTTTGACTTACTCTATGGTCAAAAGTAAATTAGAAGATATCGATTTCTTACTCAATCCTTTAAAACAATTACGATTTAATATTAGAGAGCAAAGACTCTATCTTGATTGTGATTGGGGAGATTTTGCTGTTGATGATTATATCATCATTGATTGTTGGAGAGCCATGGATCCCAATGATACAACGGGGGTATTCAACGATAGATTCATCAAAAAATATTTGACCGCTACTATGAAAAAGCAGTGGGGAATGAATCTGATTAAGTTCCAAGGGGTCAAACTTCCTGGTGGAATTGAACTTAACGGTAGACAAATTTATGATGATGCAATGCAGGAGTTGAAAGATATCAACGATCAGATGCTTTCTACTTATGAAATTCCACCTCTTGACGATATCGGATAATGGCACTTAATCCTTACTTCACTCAGGGCACACGCGGTGAGCAGGGTCTAGTCCAAGACCTGATCAACGAACAACTTCGCATGTACGGAGTTGATGTACATTACATTCCTAGAAAGTATGTCACTCAAAATACTGTCATCAGAGAAGTAATTCAATCAAAATTTGATGATGCATATCCTATTGAAGCATATGTAAAGTCAGACTCTTACGAGGGTGCTGGCATTATGCTGTCCAAATTTGGTGTGCAGCAACAAGATGATGTTACTCTTATTATTTCAAGAGAGCGATGGGAAACATATATTCAACCACTGATTCAGAATGAAGAAGATATTAAACTATCCTCTCGACCAAAGGGTGGAGATCTAATTTATTTTCCACTTGATGATAGATTATATGAAATTAAATTTGTAGAATACGCTGATCCTTTCTATCAGTTACAAGATCTTTACACATATGAGTTACGATGTGAAGTCTTCCGTTATGAAGATGAAGTCATCGATACCGGTGTTGATGATATTGATGACAGCATGGAAGATGCTGGATACGCAGAGACTCTGAAACTGATTGGAATTGGACAGACTGCAACAGCTACTGCAACGTTTACAAATGGCGGATTGCAGTTTATCAACCTTACTAATCAAGGTCAGGGTTATACATCAACACCTACGGTAGCAATCTCTTCTGCACCTTCTAGTGGTATTCAGGCAACTGCTGTTGCCATCACTACTTCTAGAATTGGATTTGCCACGGCATCATCTTTGGATCGTGTGATTTTCACTAACCCAGGTGCTGGATATACGGTGCCACCATCTGTTATTTTAGTTGGTGGTGGTGGTGCTGGTGCTGCTACCACAGTTGGTATTGCCACCACAGGTGGTGTTGGTATTGTAACAATTACCAGTGGTGGTGTTGGTTATACAACTGTTCCAAATATTACGTTTAGTTCTCCTGGTGGTTCCGGTGTCACAGCTGTTGGAGAAGTTATTGTTAGTGCAGCTGGAACAATCAATGCGATTAGAATATCCAATGCTGGATTTGGTTACACAGTTCCTCCGACAATTACTATCGGGGATCCATCTCTAACTGGAACTGGCGATTTCATCTACAATGAAATTGTTACAGGCGGAACATCTGGAACTCAGGCAAGAGTCAAAAAGTGGATCTCCTCTACCGGAGAACTTAGAGTCTCAATTGCCAATGGAACCTTTACCTCTGGTGAGACAATCACTGGTCAAGACTCCGGTGCTGTCTATACATTATCCACTGTTGATACTGACGATCTTATTGATCCATATGCAGATAATGATAACATCGAAAGTGAAGCAGATGGTATTTTAGACTTTACTCAGAGAAATCCTTTTGGAGAAGTCTAAATAACTACACTAGACTTGGACGAAAATGTTTGAATACTTTTACAATGAAGTATTGAGGAGGACTGTCATTGCGTTTGGCACCCTGTTCAATAACATTACCATCAAACATTTGGATGGAAGTGATAACACAATTAGTGTTATGAAAGTTCCTCTGGCATATGGTCCTACTCAAAAGTTTCTTGCTAGAATCGAGCAGACTCCAAATCTAAACAAACCAACATCCATCACTCTTCCAAGGATGTCGTTTGAGTTTAGTGGTTTGACTTATGATCCGTCTAGAAAAGTATCTCAGACTCAAACCTTTTTATCAAAAAAAGTAAATTCTGAATCGACGATCAAAAAATCATTTATGCCGGTGCCATATAACATGGCATTTGAGTTGAGCATTATGACGAAGTTAAATGATGATGCTCTTCAAATTATTGAACAAATTTTACCATACTTCCAACCATCTTATAATGTAACAGTTCAGATGGTGGGAGAGATTAACGAGAAAAGAGATATTCCAATTATCCTTGATTCAGTAAACTTTACTGATGACTATGAGGGTGACTTTTCTACCAGAAGAGCACTGATCTATACTTTAAGATTTACTGCAAAAACTTATCTGTTCGGTCCTACCCCAGATCAGACCACTGGTGTTATCAAGAAGGCTACTCTCAATTACATGACCAACATGGATACGAAGAATCCCAGACGGGAACTTCGTTATTCAGTTACACCAAGAGCAACCAAGAACTACGTTGGAGATGCATCTGGATATCTCAACGAAGATATCGAAGCAGCAGAAACTGTTCTTACTCTGGTTGATGCAGGAGCGTTCAGTGAGGACACTTACGTTACTATCAACGATGAAGAAATTTATATTGAGTCCATCGCTGGCAATAACCTCAAAGTTAGAAGGGGTCAAGATGGAACAACCGCAGT